AGAAACAGATGAACAAATATTAAAAAATATACAAAGAATAAATGAATTAGGAATTAAAGAAGATAATTTAAGAAAAACTAAAGAAAAAAGAAAAGTACAAAAAGAAATAAGAGAATTAGAAGAAGCTACTGCCAAACTACAAGCAGAAAATTTAGCAAGAAAACAAAAAATTGATTTTTTAAATAAAGAAAAAGAAGCTATTAATAAAGCAAGTGATATTGCTGATAAAAGTATTGAAAAGATAATAAGAGCAACAGAAAGAGAAACAGAACTTGCAGAAGCTAGAGGTGCACAAGCTAAATTCCTACAATTAAGAAATAAACTTGAAGACTCTTTAAGAAGTAAATTAGGTGAAAGTGAAGATGCAACCAAAGCTATTAATGTTGAGTTAGAAAGAAATAAACAAAAATTATTAGAAACAGCTTTAGCAGAACATGAAAGACAATTAGCAATTGAAAACACAAGACAACTTGAAGAAAAAACACTCAAAACTACAAAAAAAAGAACTGATACTATATCACTTCTAAGTGCAAAAAATGCAAAACAGGAAGCAGTTTTAAATGAAATATTTAAAGAAAGAGATAGACTTCTTGCTTTATTTAAAGATGAACCCAATAGGTTAGCAAGAGTTAATGAGGAATTGATAAAACAAATACCTTTAATTACAGAACAAACACAAGCTTTCTTTGATCAAACAGAAAAATTAAAAGATGTAAATCAAATAGCTGATGGAATAGGTGCCTCATTTGAAAGTGCAGGAAAAAAGATTACCGATGCTTTTATAGAGGGTAAAACAGCTAGTTTAGATTTTAAAGCTATTTTAAGAGAATTATTAATTGATATACAAAAAACAATTATACAAACAATAATTTTAGATAGAGTGAAAGCAGGAGCTACACAGGTTGCTAAAAGTATTTTTGGTGGTTTTTTTACACCATCAAGTGCTACAGGTGGTAATGTTCAACAAGCAAATCAACCAAGATTAGTTGGTGAAAGGGGTCCTGAATTATTCGTACCTAGAACAGCAGGTAGTATTGTTCCAAGTAGTTTAACTCCTGGTGCAATGTCAGGTGGTGGACAGGGTGTTGTTATAAATCAAAACTTAAATTTTGCTTTGGGTGTAACCTCTACTGTCAGAACAGAAATAGCAAACTTGCTACCTACTATACAACAATCAACAATATCAGCAGTAGCTGATGCTAAATTAAGAGGTGGTAAATTTGCAAAGGCATTTGGAGGATAATTATGGCAGTATTTACACCATCATACCCATTAACATTTCCAACTGTTTCAGGAATACAAACACAAAGATTTAGTTTAGTAAGAACAGTTGCTGTATCAAGCTCACCATTTACAGGTCAAGATCAAGTATTCCAACATGAGGGTGAGTTTTGGACTACACAAATAAAATTTCCACCAATGTTAAAAGATAAAGCGGCAGTTGTAATTGCTTTTCTTTTACAATTAAGAGGTAGAAGAGGAACATTTAAACTTGGTGATCAAGATAGAAAAACAATACAAGGTGTTGCTACCGGCACAATACGAGTAAATGGTGCTAGTCAAACAGGTAATCAGGTAGCTTTAGATGGTTTTGCTAATAGTACAAATAATGTTTTCAAAGCTGGTGATTATATACAGATAGGTTCATTTTTATATATGGTTACAGAAGATGTAAATAGTAATAGCTCAGGTGAAGCAAATGTCAAAATTGAGCCATCTTTGAGACAAGGAATAGAAACAATTGCTGATGATGCAACGGTCACATATTCAAATACAACAACTTTATTTAGATTAGATTCCAATGAAACAGGTTGGGATACAGATCAAGTAAGTAAATATGGCATAAGTTTGTCAGCAACAGAAGCATTATAATGCCAAGAGGATTAAGAAAAATTATTGTAAAATTAAGAATGTTATATTGTGATATAAGAGGTCATCATGGAAAAAAATGGAATTATGAACCTGGAGATCATTATATGGGGAGAAAGAAAAAGAAATGAAAAGATTAAATTTATCAGATAACACAGGCATACAACTTCCTGCTAGGAACTTAATCACGATCATAGGTGCATGTTTGATTGGTGCATGGTTTGGTTTTGGAGTTATAGAAAGGATAAATGTTTTAGAAACACAAAATCAGTTAAATTCAAAAGACATAGAAATGAATACAGAGTTTAGAATTAAATGGCCATTGGGTGAACTAGGTAGTCTTCCTGCTGATTCAGAACAATTTTTATTGATAGAAGATTTAGTAAAAGATGTAGAAAAAATACAGGAACAAATGGAATCAATGATGCACAACAAAGTAAATATACAAAGATTACAAAAAGATGTAGATAAAATTATTGATCAATTAGAGATTGTAAAAGATAAAGTAAGAGCAAATGGAGGGAACAAATGACAGAGATTGTAGTAGCTTTAATTTTAACATTGAATGGCTCTATTATAGAGCATGTATATAAACCAAAAATGAGTGACTGTCTTAAGTCCAAAAGGATAGCAGAAAGAGAAGTAAACCCAAATAGAGTTGTTTTTAGTTGTAAAAAGATAAATGCTAAAACAGAAATATATATGGGTCAAAAGAAAATATTGAAAATATTGGAGGACTAATGTCTAGAAGTATTACAACTGCATTTAATAATGCAATTACAAGTCAAGTTGTAAGACCACTTCTTGCAGTAGAATTAGAATTTAGTACAGGTACATTAAGATTTTGGAATGGTTATGGTGATTTGACTATGACAGCAGGTGGTTCTTCAAATACATTTACAGGTTTAGGTGATTTGATGGGTGTAAGTGCTGTATCAGAAAGTGATCAAGTAGAAGCTATAGGTGCAACATTAAGTTTGACAGGAATAAAATCTTCTTTGATTTCTGCTGCATTGTCAGCAAACTACACAAATAGAAATGCAAGTATCTTTTTAGGTTTATTTGATACTAACAAATCAGTAATAGCAGATGTTTATACTTTGTTTAAAGGTAAAATGGATATAATGAAAATAGATGAGGGAGCAGAATCAGCGACTATTGTATTAAATTTAGAAAACAGATTGATAGCTTTAGATAGACCAAAAGAAAGAAGATATACACATGAAGATCAACAATTAAGTTTTAGTGGTGATTTAGGTTTTGAGTTTGTACCTGACTTACAAGATAAAGAAATTATTTGGGGTAAAAAGACTTCATAATGAGAGTAGATAATTGGGACACTAAATTATCAAACTATATTATAGAACAACAAAAGGTAAAATTTAAAAGGGGAAAATCTGATTGTGTAAATTTTGTTATTGGAGCAATAGAAGTAGTAACAGGTAAAAAGGTTTTTGATATGGAATACAAAACTATAAAAGAAGCAAAAGAGATATTGAAAGAGTTTAACAAAAAAGATTTATTAGATATTGCTAGAGATATTGCAAAAGAAAATAACTTTAAAGAAATAAATACATCTTTTGCTAGAAGAGGAGATGTGGTATTTCTTGAAACTGATGAAGAATTAGGAGGAACAATGGGCATCTGCTCGGGTGAATGGTCAATATTCAAAGCTAAAATAGGTCAAGAAAAAAGACTTACAAACACCTGTAATTATGCCTGGAGAATAGAATAATGGGAAGTAAAACAGTCAAAACAGCATTAGTAGTAGGAGCAATAGCAGTAGGGTTTGCCGCTATACCTGCAATTGGTCCATCAGCTTTTGCAACAAAGATTGGAACAGCAGTTGGTTTATCAGGAACTGCCGCTGGTTTAGTTGGTACATTTATTGTTTCTGCTGGTTCACAATTAATTCTTGGTGCTGTAAATAAAAAATTAGCACCTGATATAGATATACCTGAAGTAGGAACCAATCTTCAACAAGGCACAATGGTTACAGCAAAATCAGGTGTTGCACCACAAAGAATTATATATGGAAAAGTAAGAGTTGGTGGAACTATAGTTTATGCAGAATCTACAGGAAGTACAAATGATTTTTTACACATGATAATAACTGTTGCTGGTCATGAAGTTAATAACATAACAAAAGTTTTTTTTAATGAAGATGAAGTACCACTTACACAAGATGGTTCAGATTCAAATGGTATTGCAAGGTTGTTTCCTTCAAGTGGTAATAAGTATGAGGGAAAAGCAAGAATAAAAAAACATTTAGGTTTAGATGCTCAGTTAGCAGATGCTGATTTAGTTTCAGAAGTAACACAATGGACAACAAATCATAGGTTAAGAGGTATATCATATTTATATGCTAGAATTAATTTTGATTCTGATGTTTATCCTAATGGTGTTCCAAATATCTCTTTTGAAGTAGAGGGTAGAAAAGTATTTGACCCTAGAAGTAGTGCAACAGCATTTAGTACAAATCCTGCATTATGTATAAGAGATTATTTATTGAATGATAGATTTGGTTTAGATGCTGATAGTACTGAAATAAATGATACAAACTTTTCAGCAGTTGCAAATACTTGTGATGAATCAGTAACAATTGCAAACCCATCAGGTACAGAAAATAGATTTACACTTAATGGTACATTTACACTTGAAAAAACACCCAAAAATGTTTTACAAAATATGTTATCTAGTATTGCAGGACATCTTATTTATTCTAATGGACAATTTAAAATTAGACCAGCAGTATATGAAACACCATCTGTTACTTTAGATGAAGAACATTTGAGAAGTGGTATTAGTTTAAATACAAGAATATCAAAAAAAGAATTATTTAATGCTGTAAAAGGATTGTATTCTGAACCTGATAATAACTATCAACCAACTGATTATCCTATACTTACTAATTCAACTTTTGAAACAGAAGATAATTCAGAAAGAATATTTGGTGAGTTTAATTTTCCAATGACAACTTCTAGTCATACAGTCCAAAGATTAGCGAAAATACAATTGCTTAAAGCAAGACAACAAATTAGTTTTACAGGTGAATTTAATTTGAAAGCATTTGAATTAGATATTGGTGATACAGTCCAAATTACAAACTCTAGACTTGGATTTTCAAGTAAAACATTTGAGATAAGTAACTGGTCATTTGCAATGTCAAATGGTAGTGATGCTCCTGTACCAACAATATCAGCAGAATTTAGAGAAACAGCAAGTGATGTTTATGATTTTAGTACAAGTGATTATTCTACAATATCAAGTGGTAAAGCAACTAACTTACCAAATGCTACAACTGTTTCTGCACCGACTGGTTTGACACTTACAGATGAATTAGTACAATATAATGATGGAACTGTCATAGTAAAACTTGTAATAAATTTTACAGCACCAACAGATAACTTTACAGAAATATTTGAAGTAGAGGTGAAACAACTTACAGATGCAGATGGAAATTCTGTTACTGATGATTTTAAATTAATTGGTAGAGGTACTAGAACTAAATATGAATTTTTAAATGTAATTGATAAAGCAGAATATCAAGTAAGAGTGAGAGGTGTTAATATTTTCGGTGTAAAATCTTCTACAATAACTGGTTCAAGAACTATTATTGGACAGATAGCACCACCATCTGATGTAGAAAACTTTGCTTGTAATATAATTGGTAAAGAAGCTCATTTAAGTTTTGATCCTGTACCTGATTTAGATTTATCACATTATAGAATAAACTTTAGTCCACTTACAACAGGAGCTGAATGGCAAAACTCAATCGTATTAGTAAAAAAACTATCAAGACCAGGAACTTCTATTGTTGTTCCAGCTAAAACAGGCACATACTTAATAAAAGCTGTAGATAAACTAGGGAATGTATCAATCAATGCGAGTAGTGTAGTAACACAAGTAACAACAATTGGTGAATTTACAAATCTTCTTACACAAAATGAAAACCCAACTTTTGCTGGTTCAAAAACAGATGTTGTTTTAACAACTATTGGTGATGATGATACACCTGCACTTGTTCTTGCTGGTAATCAGCTTTTTGATGATGTTACTGGAAATTTTGATTCTATAACACAAACATTATTTGATGGTGGTCAAAATGCAACTGTCAAATCATCAGGTACTTATGAATTTGCACAAACAGTTGATGCTGGTGCTATTGTAACAACACAAATTACAGCAACACTTACTCAGCAAGTTACAGATAGGGCAAGGATATTTGACTTTGTAACTGGGGATTTTGATGATCAACCATCTAACTTTGATGGAGATGCAAATACCCAATCTTCATCTGAACTTCAAATAGCTGTATCAGATGATAATGTTACCTTTTCAACATTCCAGGATTTTACAATTGGTGATTATACAGGAAGATTTTTTAAATTTAGGGTTTTAATGCAGTCAGATAATAATACAGCAACTCCTATAGTAACAGCAGTAGGTGTAACTTTACAGCTAGAAGCATTTACTGTTTCTGAAAACGATGTTGTTTCAGGTACAGGTACAAAATCAATTACATATTCCAAAGCATTTAATTTGCTTAATTCAATAGCAATTACTTTATCTGTACAAGATATGGCATCAGGTGATAAGTATGCTATAACAGGGAAAAGTACGACAGGTTTTAATATTGCATTCCAAAATAGCAGTGGAACAGGCATATCAAGAACATTTGACTATGTTGCAAAGGGAGTGTAATAATGATTGAATATACAACTAATAGATGATATAGGGTGATTTATGGCACAACATGATTACATAATAGCGAACCAAGGATTTCCTAGTTTCAGAAGCGATATGAACAATGCGTTCTCTGCAACAGTAACTAATAATAGTGGGACATCAGAACCTAGTACAAAATATTCAGGAATGATATTTGCTGATACTAATACAACTAATAAAATTATTTTTAAGTATTACAATGGTACAGCATTTGTATCTGTTTTTGAGGTAGCAACAAATGCTGCAACAGCAACTATACCATCGACAGTAACCATAGAGGGTGAAAGCGATCCAAATGCAATCCCCTTTGCAATAGCTTTAGGAGGATAAATAAATGGCAAATAATTTTCTATCAACAGAAGTAACATTATCAAATAATTCAGAAACAGATATAATTACAACAACTGCTAATAAACAGATTTTGATTGGTTTTACTGCTGCAAATAAAACGACAACATCACTTACTTTAACTGTCAAAATGAATGATGGTTCAAATGATTTTGTTATTGTAAATGCAGTATCAATTCCACCAAATTCTAAAATAGAAATACTAAAAGGTAAGTTTGTTTTAGGTACAGGTTATAAATTAAAAGCAACATCAAGTGATTCGTCAGGTAATGTAGATATTGTCATGGGATTACTTACAGATGTTTCGTAGGAGGAACTAATGGAAGAAAAAGATAGTATTGTTTATGTTGGTCAAACTCCAGGAGTTGATAATGTTGATAATTATCACAAAAAAGAATTAAAACGAGATGTATTTATTGAGGGTTCAAGTAATGCAGTCTTTGCTGGACCATTTACAGTTTCAGCAACATTAACAATTGAATCAGGGGCAACTGTCGTTATAGTATGAGTAAGATAGAAGTAAATGAAATCGTAAAGTCATCAGGTTCTACTTTAACTATAGGTGGTTGTGGAACAGCAGTAACTTTAGGAAGTGGTGCTACACAAACAGGATTTGGTAGATCAGGAAGTGTTAATTGGCAAACAAGTGATATTAAAACTTCAACTTTTACAGCGGCAAATGGAGAGGGGTATTTTATAAATGCAAGTGGTTCAATAACGATGAACTTACCTGCTGGAAGTGCAGGTGCAATTGTAGCAGTTGCAGATTATGCAAGGAATTTTGCTACGCATAAC